ATTCAGGTTCTGCATACATTTTTGATCTTGATGGAACCCAGATTGCAAAGATATCATCACGTGTTGCAGCGGGTGACGAATTTGGATATTCTATGGCAGTCGGATCAGGCAGAATTGTAGTTGGTGCACCAGGCGATGATGATTCAGGAGGCCAATCAGGCTCTGCACACATATTTGATCTTGATGGAAACCAGATTGCAAAAATAACAGCAAGTGATGGTGCAGCATTTGACTATTTTGGATGGTCTGTGGCAGTCGGTTCGGGTAGAATTGTAGTTGGTGCACGATTTGATGATGACGCAGGAAGCAATTCAGGTTCTGCATACATATTTGATCTTGATGGAAACCAGATTGCAAAGATATCATCACGTGTTGCAGCGGGCAGCCGATTTGGACAGTCTGTGGCAGTCGGTTCAGGTAGAATTGTAGTTGGTGCATGGCTAGATGATGGTCGTCGACCATCATCAGGTTCTGCACACATATTTGATCTTGATGGAAACCAGATTGCAAAAATAACAGCAAGGGATGGTGCAGCGGATGACTTTTTTGGATATTCTGTGGCAGTCGGTTCAGGTAGAATTGTAGTTGGTGCATATGGTGATGATGATGCAGGAAGTGTTTCAGGTTCTGCATACATTTTTGATCTTGATGGAAATCAGATTGCAAAGATATCATCACGTGGTGGAGCGGGCAGCCGATTTGGATGGTCTGTGGCAGTCGGTTCAGGTGGAATTGTAGTTGGTGCATGGAGTAATGATGGTGCAGGAGCCCAATCAGGTTCTGCACACATATTTGATCTTGATGGAAACCAGATTGCAAAAATAACAGCAAGTGATAGTGCAACGAACGACCAATTTGGATGGTCTGTGGCAGTCGGTTCGGGTAGAATTGTAGTTGGTGCACGATTTGATGATGACGCAGGAAGTAGTTCAGGTTCTGCATACACATATACAACACCAACAACCGAACACATACTTGACATCTTGGATTATTGAAAAAATAACTTTCAGCCAAATAGATTTGTGAAAATACACCATAATAGTATTTTAGAAAACCAACCAAAAAGCTCGCGGGAGATTACATAACGAAAATAGTTTTGGTTACTGGCGGCTTTGACCCGTTACACAGTGGACACATAGCATATTTTAATGAGGCTAAAAAATTAGGCGACATTCTTGTAGTTGGTTTAAATAGTGACAATTGGCTTGTCAGAAAGAAAGGCCAATCTTTCATGAACATAAAAGAGAGGTTGGATATGATATCCAACCTCTCTATGATCAATTCGACGATGTTTTTTAACGATGATGACGGTAGTGCCGCAGATGCTATTCAGTATTGTTTAGACAAGTACCCCAACGACACTATCATATTTGCAAATGGCGGCGACCGCACTTCAAGTAATATCCCAGAAATGTTTGCAATTACAAATCCAAGAGTTCAGTGGGTGTTTTCAGTTGGTGGTTTTGACAAAATAAACTCAAGTAGTAAAATTTTAAGTGACTGGAAGACACCAAAAACAGAAAAAGATTGGGGTTATTATCGTGTTTTACATTCTGATGGTCCTTCTACCAAAGTTAAGGAACTAGTAGTCAAACCAAACCACAGTCTTAGTCTACAGAGACACAAATACCGGAACGAATATTGGATTGTTTCTTGCGGTATTGCTACGATAAGATTTGGTTCTGATGTTAATAAACTCGAAACAAAAACACTAACAAAACATCAGGAAATTCGCATTCCTGAAACTTACTGGCACCAATTGATTAATACTACTGAAAATGATCTGCGAATAGTGGAAATTCAATATGGTGAAAGTTGCATCGAAGAAGATATTGAAAGAAAAGCAAATGCCATTTTCGTATAAATACAAGATCAAATTTGTATGTGAATCAGGGTACAGATTTTTATGCTTATCTAGAACTGTTTTCTAATGATATAGAATTTGATGTTTCTGATATTACATTCTTTGGTAGTGTTAGAAGAGTATATTCATCTGCACTTGCATTTAATATTAGTGTTACTATAGTCCCAAATGGTCCAACAAACGATGTCGTTTTCGGTCAATTCCCAAGACAACAGCCCACTGAGTATTTTCTTCAAACCAGATGGTGCCAAGATGTACACTGTCAACACCATGGAATATTGCAACTCCATCGAATATCTGTGTGTCCAAGAAATATGATATAAATACATCGTAATAGAATTTTTGAAAACCAACTAGTGATTATAGGATGCACATGAAAGAATTGAAAAAAAGCGATGCAGAGATAGAAAATCAATACCGATTCGGAAACGACGAATCTTTTGCGAAATATGCGATCAGTCTCGGTGGCAAAATTAAACCGCTTGTCATTCCATCTGAAAATACCAGTGGAACAGGGTTGATGAATCCCACCATATATAAGCTACCAAACGGCAAATTAGCAGTGAACATCAGACATGTAAATTACACTTTTTATCACTCCGAAAAAAAGTTGTTGCAACACCAATGGGGTCCGCTTACATATCTACATCCAGAAAATGACCAATATCTCAGAACAAGAAACTTCTTTTGCGAATTAGACCAATCGCTTGATATCACATCATTTAACGAAATAGACGCCACCAAATTTGACACATACGAGCCTATGTGGGATTTTGTCGGTCTCGAAGATGTGAGATTGGTTGTTTGGGATGGGAAAATGTATGCAACTGGCGTACGACGAGACACCACTACAAACGGTCAAGGAAGAATGGAATTGTCTGAACTTGATTATTCAGACGGTAAAGTTACAGAAGTATCAAGAGTTAGAATTGCGCCACCTAATGATCAAAATTCGTATTGTGAAAAAAATTGGATGCCTGTTACTGACATGGATTACACATATGTAAAATGGTCCAACCCAACTGAATTGGTTAGTGTTGACCCAAACACTGGAGAATCCAAAACTGTAAAAATATCCAACTATGTAGACGCACCAAATGATTTTAGAGGTGGTACGCAAGTGATTCCATTTGGTGATGAAGGTCACAGAATTGCTTTGATACATGAAGTTGATCTGTTCCAGAGCGAACACAACAGAAAAGATGCAGTGTATAGGCACCGCTTTGTAATTTGGGACAGTGACTGGAACATTGTAAAATATACAACAGATTTCTCAATGATGAATGGCCATGTCGAATTTGCAGTAGGTATGTGTTTTAATAAAAACGATGAAATCTTAATTACATTTGGTTTCCAAGACAATGCAGCATACATTTTACAAACTACACTAAAAGACTTGGTCAATTTCGTCAACACAAATTGCGCGTTTCACATATGAATCTTCAAACAGAATACAGGATAATTATATTATGATAGATACTCTACTGAATCAATTTGTATGTTCGCCAAATGACCCTGAAACAAATTTTGCACTTGCAAGATATTATCATGATATTGGACAAACTGCTTCTGCGGTATCTTATTATATCAGGACGGCGGAAAGAACAGAAGACTTGTTGTTAAGATATGAATGTCTCTTACATGGCGCAAATTGCTTTGAAATGCAAGGGACACGTAGATTTACAGTCAAAGGAATGTTACAGCAAGCAATATCAATTTTACCGAAAAGACCAGAAGCCTACTTTCTTTTAAGTAAAATGCAAGAACACAATGAGGCCAATCAAGGAAGATATCTCGATTCGTACACATTATGTTCTATTGCCATCACAGTGTGCGAATTTGATGGAGATGGTCTCAGACATTCTGTAAATTTTCACGGCAAGTACCAACTACTATTTCAAAAAGGCATCATGGGTTGGTGGAACGGACTCAATGAAGAAACAAAAACCATATTCTTAGACCTTCATATGAACTATGATATGGCGGAAGAATATAAAACTTCTGTAAGAAACAATCTGATCAACATGGGCGCATTTAGCACCAAGACACTGATTAATTACGAACATGGCAAATTGCCTAATCTCCAGATTAGGTTCGATGGCGCGGGGAATGTGGAAAGAAACTACTCTGAGGCATATCAAGACATGTTTGTATTAACAGCAACCAACGGCAAGAGAAACGGAACGTACGTGGAAATTGGTTCGGGACACCCATCATACGGCAATAACACATATCTGTTGGAAAAAGACTTTGGATGGAATGGAATTTCGTTAGATGTAGATGAAAATTCCATCACACAGCATAGCAGCGAGCGAAAGCACACTGCCATATTAAAAGATGCGACTACAATAAATTACGACAAATATTTTACAGGGATGAGTTTGCCTTCTAATATAGATTATCTACAGATTGATGTCGATCCTTCAGATGTGTCTCTGAAGGTTCTTTATTCTATGCCGTTTGATACTTTCAAGTTTTCAGTTGTAACATTTGAACATGACCACTATGCACAACCACACACAAAAGTAAGAGAAAAGGCAAGAGCATTTTTGAAGTCTTACGGATATGTATTAGTAGTATCTAATATATCACCAGACGATTCTAGACCATATGAAGATTGGTTTGTTCATCCAGATCTTGTAGATGCTGATACAATTAAAAAACTTACAGTAGAAGGTGATGCCACGAAGAAAGCCGAAAAATATATGTTTGGTATGTATAGTGGATAAAATACCTGTTATCGGCACAGCGGTTGTAAATAGTAGCTATTGGGTCAATAGATTATTATTAAGTGTTGACTATCCTATAAAGGACTTTGTTATAATTAATAACAATGGTAGAGGCCAATTAGACGAAGAACTAAACATGATTGTCAAAATGAAGCATCGTTATATTGACAACATAAAAGTTGTACACATGCCTTCTAATATTGGATGTGGAGGTGCTTGGAATCTTATTATAAAATGTTACATGAACGCACCGTATTGGATTATTGCAAACGATGATGTGGCGTTTAATTCTGGATTACTAAACGAGATTCATGGTATTATGTCGAGTGATACAGATGTAGGTACGGTACATCCTAATTCAGGTGATTTCGGTCTCGGGGCTTGGGATTTGTTTGCTATGCACGAAAGAACAGTAAAACAGCTTGGACTATTTGATGAGAACACTTATCCTGCATATTGCGAGGACGCAGACTATATAATGAAAATGAAGAACAAAGGTGTTAAATCTATAGTTGGATTAAAACACTCTTATTTGCATGGTACTGGCGAAGCGAAAGACTATTACGAGCACGGAAGACAGACTGAAAAATCAGACCCAAATCTGAAAGTTATTCTTGATAAATCTAACCTTATGAATATTGATTACTTGACAAGAAAGTGGGGTATAGGTTGGAGAAATGTACAACCGAACGGATCGCCCTTTGAAGGTGAAAAAGTTGATATTAGCTATTCATTATATGATTTAGATTTTGTCAGGAGCAAACATACAGGTTTTTAATTTAGTCATAAATAGAGAGTAGTTCAACATGGAAGTAACTACTAAGCGAAACTGTCTGAAGATATAGATTGACAATTGGTATATTTAATTGTATAGTTATAATATGAAAATAGCAATCGTTGACACACTAGGCTTAGCCTATGACGGAGATACACTAACTGTCCGAGGGTTAGGTGGGAGCGAATCTGCAGTAATCCTTATAAGCAAAGAGTTATCTAACTTAGGGTTTGATGTAACAGTTTATAATAACTGTCTTGACAGTCGGGCATCACCTGGTAATTATAACGGAGTGACATACATTGACCACTCTCAGCACTGCCCAACTGTAGAGTATGATATTTTTATAAGTTCGCGCACTACTTTACCATTTCGTACAAGCAACAAATATGAAAAAATAGCAATGCTTGCTAAAAAACGCATATTGTGGATGCACGACACATTTTGCGAAGGTGACAGTGATCTCGAAGCAATGCTAGTACACGGATACATTGACGAAGTATTTACATTATCTGATTTTCACAGCTGGTATGTAACCAGCTGTGACCACGGAAACAAAAGAAATTTTGAAATGCTCAAGCATAAATTCTTTCAAACTAGAAACGGCGCAGTAAAGCATATACCTTTCGTTAACATAAACGCAAAAGATCCTATGCACTTTGTTTATAATGCGAGTGCAACCAAGGGATTAATTCCTCTTGTAAATAATATTTGGCCAAACATTAAAATTGCGTTACCATCTGCACACTTAACATGCATTGGGGGATTTTACAGACATCGAGATAATGCCCAGCCCGACGCGCAAGAATTAATGGTCAATAAGCTAATAGAATTAGCACCCAACGGCGTAACTTTTACTGGGGTAATACCCCAGTTTGAGATTGCAGAAATTTTAGCAAACGCATCAATGATGCTGTACCCAACGGCGTTCCCTGAAACATTTGGCATTTCTTCTTTGGAAAGTTTATTATATAATACTCCTATAATAACAAACACATTTGGGGCACTAGAAGAAACTGCAATTGACACAGCATGCTATAAAATACCATACTCGTCGACTAATAATGCACTTTTTAACAACATTAATGAAACCGAGCAAGCGATGAAATTTGTTAAAACCGTTGTAGACGCAGTTAGGAACCCTTACTTATTACAACAAAAACAAAACTATTGCAATGTAGTAGACGACGTGTACAGCTGGCGCACGGTTGCTATACAGTGGAAACAACATTTTTACAACATTCTTGGAGAATTTCTTGATGTAGAAACTTATCATCAAGCCGACGAAATTAATCAATCTGTGACACGAATATACGGCCGTCGATTTAACAATAAGGAAGATAGAAAAAAGTATATATCATACAATCATCAACGTAATGTTGTAGTCGTAAGTCCTGTTAGGAATGCACAAGACTATATCAGAAATCACTGCTTGTCAGTGTGGACACAGGACTATACCAACTGGCAACACTATATAACAGATGACAATAGCAACGATGATACTACAAAAATTATTCAAGAAGAATTAGCAAAGCAACCACAAGAAATTCAAGATCGTGTCACGGTAACGCTAAACGATCATCGCAAAGGCGCAGCAAATAATCAAGTAGATGTGTTTAATATTGCAGCAGACGACGATATTATTATGTTGCTCGACGGAGATGATTGGCTAGTTAACAATCCGACTATCTTTCATATGTACAACAATCTCTACAGCAAAGGTCACGATTTTACGTACGGGTCGATGCAAAGTTTAGCAGACGACATTCCTTTAATTGCACAGGATTATCCACCGGATGTAATACAAGATAAAACATATAGATCTTGTAAATTTAATTGGGGAATACCCTACACTCATCTAAGAACAGTTAGCGGAAAACTAGCTCGCAAGTTTGATACCAGTGTAGTAAAAGACTCCAGTGGAGAGTTCATGAAGTCGGGCGCCGATAATCCTATGTTCTACAAAATGATCGAAGATAGTACAAATCCAAAAGCTATAAAAGAAATAATAGTTAACTACAATGACATTAATCCTCTCAACGACTACAAGGTAAATGCAGTAGAACAAACACTAAATTCAGAAAGATCGTATATGACTAATAAAAAAATACTAATTGGAATTCCGACTAACAAATATATAGAACCGGAAACGATGAAGTCAGTATATGACTTAATAGTGCCCGACGGTTATGAAACAGAATTTCAATTTTTTTACGGATATCAAATAGATCAAATAAGAAACCTTATTGGTAAATGGGCTAAAAACTATGATTATTTGTTTTCTGTAGATAGCGATATTGTATTACAGCCTGATACATTAGTTAAAATGTTAAAAGCTGACAAAGATGTTATTAGCGGGTTGTATATTCAGCGAATTCCTGACACTCATACACTTGAGGTGTACATGGATTCTGGAAACGGCGGCTGCACAAATATTCCAATTACTGCTATACAAGGAAAAGGAATAGTAGAGATTGCAGGGTGTGGCATGGGATGTGTTCTTATTAATAGTAATGTGTTTAGACAACTTGAATATCCACATTTTTATTATCAATCAGCATTGGATCACAAAGACACAATATCCGAAGACATTTACTTCTGCAAAAAAGCTCGCGCGCACGGATTTACTATATGGGCAGATGAATCTATTCGCTGCGATCATATCGGAAATACTAAATTTGTTGTAACTTCTGATAAAGAAGAAATACCACATTTGCAGAGCGTAGCAGATCGAGATCTTTTACCAGCACTTCATGTAGAGTATCTAAAAAAAATAAACAGCAATCCTAAGGTAATTTACGACATCGGAGCATGTGTGTTACATTGGACTCGTCATGCTAGTAGTATCTGGCCAGAAGCAGAATTTTGCTTAGTTGATGCTACTATGTCAGTTCAGCCGTTTCTTGAAACTTCGGGACACAAATGGAAAATAGCAGTGTTATCAGACTCTGATAACAAAGAGGTTGAGTTTTATGAAAATAGTAATGATCCAGGTGGAAATTCTTACTATTTAGAAAACACCGAAGCATATAACAATAGTCATAAAACCAACAGGACAGGATATACACTAGATTATATTGCTAAACAGAATAATTGGCCGTTACCAGATATGATTAAGTTAGATGTTCAAGGAGCCGAATTGGATGTACTCAGAGGTAGTACTTGTGTGTTGGCTAATGTTACTGACATTATCCTTGAAGCGCAGCACGTAGATTATAACAAAGGGGCGCCGAAATCACCTGAAGTAATTGAATACCTGCAATCAATTGGATTTGAATTAGTTTCTAATTTTATTAATACCGATGTCGATGGAGATTATCATTTTAAAAAGTCTATTTAAAATATAACTATTTTTAAGAAATTAAGTCAATTAACTTAAACACAGTTTCGAGTTTCTGTTTGTTAGTCTTGCTTCTTAGTGTGTTAGCAAGTCCTTGGTGAAGCGGCTTTGGCCACTTTCCAAAAGTAACCCATGCATACCCGTCATGTTCGTCATTTAGTACAGGAATGAACTCGTGGTTTGTTACACACAAGTATGTATGAAAGCTAAAATGTTCGTCGTTGCTAACAAATGTTTCTAAGGGAATAGTTTTCTTAATGTCTGGAATAGTTCCAATTTCTTCTTGAATTTCTCTTCGCAGACCTTCCCACGGAGTTTCTTTTTCCTCGTTGGTGCCACCAACTAGCCCCCAAACATTATTTTGTTTACTTTGAGTTCTGTGGAGTAATAAAAATCTATTGGTGTCTAATGTGTAGAACAGGGCGCCAGAGCATACAATCTTTTTCATACTAATAGTTAGCCATCTAAGTACAGCATCCAGGTTCCTCCTGAATATTCGCCTTCAAAGGATTTAATCCATCCCTTGGGTGTCCACTTGTACTGTACGCCAGTATTGAGGTTGCTGGTGTATATTGTATCAGTTGCAGTACTTGCATCAAAAATAACGGACCACTGTGTTCCACTCCATTCGATAATATCACCTTCGTCTGCTACAAAGTCTGTGTTGTCGGCGTTCTTCCATGCGTCGGCACCATCTGTGTTTATAGTGTTGCCGATGTTGTCGAGTATTAGTAATCTCAATCCTGGAACCAGTCTGTCAACAGGACTCCATCTCAACGGGTCAATAATAAAATCAACTGTTGTCCAACTTGATGGATTTCTTGCTGGGCCTTCTAGCACAGTATTTGACGGGATAGTGTCGGTATCCCACGAAATGTTTAATATTGTTTCGTCATTGCTGTCAATGGTAACATAGCCGATTATATACAGTCCTTGCTCGGCCTTTTTAATTCTAATTTGGCTGATAGTTGCCTGATATGTTCCAGGCTGCACATCCATCAACGACTTCCATGACACTGTTCCTATGACAGTTCCTTTGACAAGCTTGGCAGTGTTGTTTATTACATATATTCCATAGTCTTTATATGTTGTACTTAACACAAGTGACGCGCCAGGTCCGGCGGCAAGGCTACGCCGGGTTTTGATATCAACTAGTCCGCTGCCAACATTAGGAAATTCTTCCTTGTCAACAGTAGGCGTATTGTTTCCGGTACTGTCTGATACACTTGATTTTTCCGTCAAACCCGGCGAACTAAACCTAGGTGTGTCAAGGTCAAGGTCAAGGTCAGGGGCGAGGTCAAGGTCAAGGT